AGATCTACACTCTTTCCCTACACGACGCTCTTCCGATCTTCCATTTTGGTTTGGATGCCGCAGCTACACCAGAGAACGCCAAGTGCAACTGTTTTTTCACCCCTGAAATGAACGGCCTTTCCCTGCCGTGGAGCGGATACGGAGCCGTGTTCTGCAATCCGCCATATGGCCGGGAGATCGGGAAATGGGTTCAAAAGGCATATTCCGAACATGTCCGTGGGGGGGTGACAATCGTCATGTTGATTCCGGCACGGACGGACACGAGCTATTTCCACGATTACATATACGGAAAAGCGGAAATTTGGTTTCTGCGTGGGCGGTTAAAATTTGAAGATGAAAACGGGTCAGCAATGAACCCAGCACCGTTTCCGTCTATGGTAGTGATTTTTAGATAGCAGATAAGCCCGGGGCAACCCGGGCGGGAAGGAGTAAAGACATGCTTGATATATGCCCGGTGACGCTGGCAGAAGCAAACGCCTTTGTCGAACAGCACCATCGGCACCACAGGCCGGTGGTTGGGCACAAGTTTTCTATTGGCTGTACAGACGGCGAGAATATCGTAGGCGTTGCGATTGTGGGACGCCCTGTATCCCGCCATCTGGACGATGGGTGGACCTTGGAGGTAAACCGCCTTGCAACGGACGGCACGAAAAACGCCTGCTCCATGCTGTATGCGGCAGCGTGGAGGGCGGCGCGGGCCATGGGGTACAAAAAGCTAATTACGTACATCCTGGAGACCGAGCCAGGGACGAGCCTCAAAGCTGTTGGCTGGAAATGCGTTGGGAAGGCTGGCGGCCCTAGATGGACAGGCAAACGGCGGCCAGAGGTTGATCTCTACCCCGCGCAGATGAAAATCCGTTATGAGATAGGAGCAAAGGGAAATGACTGAAATCAAATTGAAGCCCTGCCCATTTTGTGGGAAGGAAGCGATATTTTTCCCGAAGTGTAGCTGCCCCAACGCAGCAAGTGGCCTTACACGGAGCTGGGAGTTCGGCGTTGGATGCCTGGCATGTGGAATTACATTGCCAAATACTTCTTATTCTTTTTCTTTGCAGATGACAAAGGATGGCGGTATCAAATACATTGACGATGACCGGCAGGAAGCGGCTGATACTTGGAACCGGAGGGCTGAACATGAGTAAAGCGGTACTTATCAGCATCCGCCCGGAGTGGGTGGAGAAGATTGCCAACGAGGAAAAGAAAATCGAGGTTCGCAAGACAAAGCCATATTTGGACACGCCTTTCAAGTGCTATATATACTGCACAAACACAAGGCCGTTCCTTGTGTGGGGTGATGTTTTCCGGGGCGATTGGGTTACGGAGTTTACCCGTCTTTTGGGGTATGGCAGAGCAGAAGCGGATAGAACCTGGAACGTTTTCAATGGGTATGCTGTTGGGGAATTTGTATGTGATTGGGTTGAAACCATCAAGGCGGCAACAGAACCGTATGGAATCTACGATGTTGATGATGACTTTGTGGCGCAGACTGGGCTTGTGGACGGTGCTTTGTGGGACTACGGAAAAGGCGCAACACTGTACGGCTGGCACATTTCCAACCTGGAAATCTACGATATGCCGAAGCCACTCTATCGTTTCAAACCATGGAACCGTGAATGTAAATATAACGACCTGGGTACCGCCATTCCAAAGTGCGGGACGTGCCATGATTGCACGGTAGAAAAACCGCCCCAGAGTTGGTGCTATGTGGAGGAATTGAAATGAGTGATTGAGATTTGTAAACACATGGTCTGGCTGGACTACAAACGCCCGTATCATCGCCACGGAAAGGCTTTTTATCGGGCGTACCGAAACTACTACGGAGACGTGCCGGAGGGAAACAGACTGCTGGATAAATTGCCAGAGTGCCTATTCACGGTCAGCCGGGATGAGCGTGGAGCAACATATCACCTCACAAAAACCGGCTTGGAGTGGCTGGGGAGACAGCTGCACATCACAATAACGAGGAGGTAAAAAATGACGATTGATCGAGTAAATGACATTCTGGACAAATGGGAATTTTTCTACGGCCAACGGGCTGGACGGGAGCTGTGGGCGGACAAGCCTACAGAGGTGCAAGATGAAGATATTGCCAATTTCTGCCGGGATTTAGGATCTGTGAGGGAAGCCCTGGAGCGGACAAGGTGGATTCCGTGCGGTGAGAGGCTGCCGGATACGGAAACGGAAGTCCTGGCCTTATGCAGACGGGGAGGCGTTAGCTTTGTTTGCCCCGCAACGCACGAGGATGGAACGATAATCACAAGTGAAAGCATTTGGAACTGGAACGAAATCGAAAATTACGGTTTATACAGCGAGGAAGCCGATGACTGGTTCATTCCAGAAGGCTGGTGGGAGTACAGGCAGTTTAACGATGACGATGTATACAACAACGAGATCGATTGCACCGTCACCCACTGGATGCCGCTGCCTGAACCGCCGGAGGAAGGAGGTACGGGGAATGCGGCTGATTGATGCTGGCAAAGTTAAATTCAAGTTCCCGTATGGATTTGATAACAACGGAATACTTATGGTCCCATACAATTCTTGCAAATGTTCCCTGGACAATGCTCCCACTGTGGATGCCGTCCCCGTGGTCCGGTGCCGGGACTGCGTCCACCGCCAGGGAGATGAATACCCCATGTGTATGCTTCATACAGAGCCTTATCCCAACGCCAGAGGCTATAAGGGCGAGGCGGTGTGTGTGGGAATGGATGGGTTTTGCAGCTACGGAAAAAGACGGGAGGCCGAAAAATGAGCAACGAACCAACCTACATGGACTGCTGGCACTTTATCGCACCGCTGATCCCGGTGGACACGGGCTACACAATAGACATCTACCTTATGGTCTTCAATGCCCTGAAAGAAGCGGAGAAAAAGCGCCTTGCTGAAAAGAAAAAAGGGAGGAAATCCACATGAGCAAAAAAAGATGTCGGATATGCAAATCCGACAACAATGTCAACAAGGCCGGGCGGTGCCACCTGTGTCAGACCGCTCAGGACGCCGTGGAGGCTGGAATGAGCTACGGAAAGCTCGTAGCATTGCGGGAAATGACGGCACCCCTCAGCCCGCTGGAGCGGCTCCTGGCCGGTATTGATGACGGCGCGGCGAAAACACAGACATGCCGGTGGTGCGGAACTGTGTTTTTGGTTACCAACCGCAACAAAGCGTATTGCAGCGACGAGTGCAGGAAGGCGCAGAACGACGCCTGGGGCCGGGAGCGAAAGGCGCGGGGCGGCACGCTGGTGTTGGAAGACCGGCCCTGCGTGGTCTGCGGCGTAGTATTTATGCCCAAGGTGGTGCAGCAGATCACGTGCAGCCCGGAGTGCAGCAGGCTCAGGCGGCATGAAATGGCGAAGGATTTAAGACAGAGAGCGAGGGAACGGCAGAAATGTGCGAAAAAGGATGCATAACGCGGGAAGACGCAGAGCACTGGAACCGCTGCGTGTATGAGCCGAACCGGGAGCGGGTGGCGGAATACCGGCGCTTGACAGGCATCCCGGCCCCGCCGATGGAAGCCAGGCCCGTGTATGGAGCGGGTCAATGCGTATGGCGGAAAAAGGGCGGACGCTGTGCCAACCCGGATTGCCCCGCCAGGGGCGCGTGGTGCCCGGCAGAGGATTACCCCGGCCTGTGTAAATTCGCGTCTGACGGCGCGTAGGGCTTTATAAATTACATGATCCCTGTATAGATATTATAATATAATATTTTATATCTTGTGTATGTGTTGTTATAAGTCTATACAGGGATTTAATAAGATACGAAAGGAGCGGGAAATGTCGAGACCGAAATATCTTTGGCACGATTATGTAAAAAAATCGATCATGTATAGTTTCGGCTGTAACATGGCTCAGACACAGGGGCCGGGGCAAAAGGAGAAATTTGACAAAGCGTTGGAAAAAGTGCTGCTCCAGACAGCGAAGCAGTACCGGGGGACGGAACGGCTGAAGCTGATCGAGCTGGTATACAAAAAACGGCGGTACAACGTTCCCGGTGCCGCTATGCAGCTGCATATTTCGGAGGGGACGGCCAGGGATTGGAACCGGGAATTTGTTTATGCCGTGGCAAAAGAAGCCGGGTTCCTGTGAAAATGTGTATCAAAGCCGAAAAAAATGATATTGTAAATCAAAACGGAGGGATTATATGGACGTTATCCAGAAGAAACTAAACGAAATCGTTCCGTATGCAAAGAACGCCAAGAAGCACGATAAAAAGCAGATTGCCAATGTGGCAGAGAGCATCAAGCAGTACGGCTTTGTGCAGCCGATTGTGATTGACCGTGACGGCGTGATCGTAATCGGGCATTGCCGCGCTCTGGCGGCGCAGAAACTGGGCATGAAAGAAGTGCCGTGCGTCTGCGTGGACGATCTGACACCGGAGCAGGTGAAAGCCCTGCGGCTGGTGGATAACAAGAGTAACGAGAGCGACTGGGACTTTGATCTGCTGGCTGATGAGCTGCCGGAGTTGGATTTGTCGGCGTTTGATTTTGACTGGGGATTGCCTGAAATCACAGAAGAAGTTATTGAGGACGAAGCACCCGAAGTTGACGAAGATGCAGAGCCGATTGCAAAGCTGGGCGATATTTGGCAGTTGGGCAGACATAGGTTGATGTGTGGCGACAGCACCGACAAGGCAACCGTGGAATTGCTGATGGACGGCAAGAAAGCGGATATGGTGTTTACTGACCCACCTTACGGATATAATTATCAATCAAATATGCGAGAAAAAACAAGCAAGTTTGATGTGATAGAAAATGACGATAAAATACTTGATTTTTTCCCATGTATTCAAGCGGTTTGCGATGGATTTGTTTATATATGCACGACTTGGAAAACTGCAGATAAATGGATTGAACTATTTAAGCAATATTATGATCTTACAAATGTGATTATTTGGGATAAAGGCGGTGGAGGGATAGGTGATCTCTTTCATACATTTTCAACCGATTATGAAATGATTTTGGTTTGCAACAACGGGCACGAAATAAAAGGCAAGAGATATGGCTCTGTGTGGAATTTTGCAAACCAAGAAATAACAAAAATGAAAAAAGAGGAATTATTAAACATAGTTCTTGAGCAGAAAAAATTTTATTCCATTTGGAAAGAAAAAAAGACAACCCGAATGAATATGTGCATCCAACACAAAAGCCCGTTTCTCTATCTGCAAGAGCGATAAGAAGTAGTACCGACATAGGAGACAATGTTGTTGATTTGTTTGGTGGAAGCGGAAGCACTGTAATGGCTTGCGAGCAAACGGGAAGGAATTGTTATACAATGGAATTTGACCCAAAGTATTGCGATGTCATTATCAAACGATGGGAAAAATTCACTGGCGAAAAGGCGGTTTTGTTAAATGACGATAGATGAAGCACAGGCGATTATCACAAAGACAGACAGCCCGTATTTGAAGCGGGACATGGAGAAGTTTATTAAACGCCAGCAGAGAAAGGAGGGCGCATATGGCAAGGCCAAGAAAAGAGATAAATCAGAAGCAGTTCGAGAACCTCTGCGGTCTGCAATGCACGCTTGAGGAAATCTGCGGCTGGTTTGATGTATGCTCGGACACATTGGAAACATGGTGCAAACGAACCTATAAGAGAAGTTTTTCGGAAGTTTTTGCACAAAAGCGCGGAGCGGGGAAAATTTCACTGCGGCGGAGCCAGTGGCAATTGGCTGAAAAATCGGCATCCATGGCAATATTTTTAGGGAAACAATACCTTGGACAGCGTGACAATGTAGACGTGACCGTAGCCGGTGAAAAGAACAATCTGCTGGAAGCAATTGCAAAGACTGGAGAGATAAACACGGATGATCTACCAGAAGTTGAGTAAGCGTCAAAAGCTGGCTATGCTTTGGTGGCAACAGCCAAAGTTTCGGGACAGAGACGCGATTATTTGTGACGGCTCTATTCGTTCGGGGAAAACTGTTAGTATGTCCGTAGGGTTTATTTTGTGGAGCATGTCGTGTTTTAATGGACAAGTATTCGGAATCTGTGGCAGAACCATCCAAAGCTTGCGGCGGAATGTGATTATCCATCTTCCAGATTGGGTGCCGCCTGATCTCCACATCGTCGAAAAAAGGCAGGAAAACAAGCTCGTTGTTTCGGATGGCTGCGGTCGGGAGAACGTCTATTATTTGTTTGGCGGACGTGATGAAAGCTCCTATACCCTGGTTCAGGGCATCACCCTTGCCGGGGCGCTGCTGGACGAAGTGGCCTTGATGCCCCAGTCTTTTGTGGAGCAGGTCACGGCCCGGTGCTCCGTCGATGGCTCCAAGCTTTGGTTTAACTGCAACCCCGGCGGCCCGGAACACTGGTTTAATAAAAAATGGGTGTTGAAGGCGAAAGAAATGAATGCGCTCCATGTGCATTTTACAATGGCCGACAACCTGAGCCTTTCCCCCAAAATCCGAGAGCGGTATGAGAGGATGTACACTGGCGTATTTTATCAGCGGTATGTCCTGGGCCTGTGGGTGCTGGCGGAAGGGCTTGTGTACGACTTTGGGGAGGGAAACATTACCGATGATCGCCCCAAAGGAGCGGAATATTACATATCAATCGACTACGGCACCCGGAACCCCTGTTCCGCCGGGCTATGGAGTGTCACAGGCGATAAGGCCGTCAGGATCAAAGAGTATTATTACTCTGGCCGGGATAGCAATCGAAACAAGACAGACGAAGAGCACTGTGATGCAATCGAAGAGTTGGCCAGTGGGTACACCATCAAGCGGGTACTCGTCGACCCGTCGGCGGCGTCCTTTATCGCGTCCTTAAAAAAGCGGAAATTTAAGGTTTTGGCCGCAAACAACAACGTGCTTGACGGCATCCGGCGGACAGCGACCTACCTAAAGGATGGGAACATCAAAATACACCGCTCATGTGTGGACAGCATCCGGGAATTTGGCCTGTATTGCTGGGACGAAAAAAAGAACGACGATAGCGTTGTGAAAGAGAATGACCACGCTATGGACGATATCCGTTATTTTTGTAATACGATCATGCGGTACAAAGTGAAGAAAAACACGGAGCTGCCACCGGCTGCGGCGGCTCTGCTTTAAAATAGGAGGGGCAAATGAAAACGTACCAGGATTTGCAGGAGGCAATCGCCGCCGGGCGGGTGGGTGTTTTTCTGCGGGAGGCGGTGAACGCGCACCAGGGGACAAAGGCATACAAGGACGCGGTGGCGGGAATGGCCTATTACAACAAGCACAATCTGACCATCGAGCGGATGCAGAAGGTTATTTTTACCCTGTCGGGGAACAAAACGCCGGATATCTGGTCGAGCGATTACCGGCTGAAATCCCTTGTTTTCCGGCGGCTGGTGACGCAGGAGGTGGGTTATATTCTGGCCAACGGCGTCAACATGGATGAAGACAAAAAGGGAAAACTGGGGAAAGCGTTTGACAACAGATTGCAGCAGGCGGCGAAGCTGGCGCTGGCGCAGGGCGTCGCATTCGGCTACTGGAACCTTGACCATTTGGAGGTGTTTTCCTTCGCCGACACGGCTGGCACCCCCGGCTTTGTTCCGCTGCGGGACGAGGGCAACGGGGAGCTGAGGGCGGGTATCCGCTATTGGTTCCGGGAGACGGGGCGGAAAACCGTGTTCCGGGCCACGCTGTATGAGCCGGACGGGGTCAGCGAGTGGAGCGCGGAGGGGACAGATACGGCGGCGCTGATGGCCCCAAAGCGGGGCTATGTGCGCCGGGAGACGCGGAACGCGCTGGGGGTGATCGACCAGTGCGACGAGAACTACACCCGCCTGCCAATTGTGACGCTGTGGGGCAACGACACCCATGAAAGCGAGCTGGTGGGGCTGCGGGAATCCATTGACTGCTATGATTTTGTCAAATCCGGCTTCGCGAACCAGATCGACGCCTCCGGCGTGTATTGGATACTGAAAAACACCGGGGCGATGGATGATCCCGACTTGGCGCGTTTTTTGCAGCGGATGTACTCTGTCCGGGCGGCCATGGTCAACACGGACGACGGCGTAGCGGCGGAGCCGCACACCCTGGATGTGCCGGTGGAGGCGAGAAAGACCATGCTGGAGATTCTGCGCCGGGACATCTACGAGGACGCGCAGCTGCTGGATGTATCGGCCCTGTCTGCCGTGGAAAAGACCACAACAGAAATTGAGGCGGCGTATCAGGCACAGGATAACAAATGCTCTGATTTTGAATACTTTTTGATCGATTTTGTGCAGCAGATCGCGGAGCTGGCGGGAATCACCGACGCGGAACCTGCTTTCACCTGGAACAAGATCATCAATCAGGCGGAGGTAACAAACATGGTGCTTTCGGCGGCCAATTATCTTGACGATGAAACCATTCTGCGGCATCTTCCGTGGCTCCTGCCGGAGGAGGTGCCGGACATCCTGACGCGAAAAGCGGACGCGGATATGAATATTGTCCTGGGCGGTGAAAACGGCAATGACGAGGAACAGTGAGGCCGACAGGGGCACCGATGGGGCGCTGTTGGAGCTGGAAAAGCGGGTCAATGAAATTTACGGCCGGGCGGCAAAGGAATTGCAGGAGACGATAGATGACTATTTTGAGCATTTTGCCAAGCTGGACGAAAAAATGAAAAAGCTGATCGGCACCATGCACAATGGCAAGGAGTGGACGGAAAGCGACTACCGGCAATGGAGACTGGCCCAGATCGGGCGGGGGGCGCGGCTGGAAGCGTTGCGGGACAAACTGGCCCAGAGAATGACCGAGGCGAAGGAAACCGCCATTGCCTATGTCAACGACGCCACGCCGGGGATTTACAGCCTGAACCGAAATTATACCGCCTACACCATTGAAAGCGTCCACCCCAACGCGGATTTTACGCTTTTTGACGAGCAAACGGTAAAGCGGCTGATCGTGGAGCAGCCGGACGTGATGCCATACTACCCGGAGGCAATGGCCGTGAAACGGGGCATTGATTTGCAGTTTGGCAAGCAGCAGATCACGGCCAGCGTTACAAGCTCCATTTTGCAGGGGCGCGGCATCAAGCAGATGGCGGACGACCTGCAAAGCCGAATTGTCACCATGAGCCGGGTCAGCGCCATCCGCAGCGCACGCACGGCGGTAACGGCGGCCCAGAACGCCGGGAGAATGGACAGCTATGCCGCCGCCGATGCCCAGTGGGGCATCAAATCCAAGAAAAAATGGGTAGCAACAAAAGACCTGCGCACCCGCCACGATCACGGTGTGGCCGATAACCAGGTTGTGGACTATGACCAGCCATTTGACGTGGGCGGCTATAAAATGATGTTTCCCGGGGATGGCTCCCTGGGCGCGCCGGGGCATGAGCTGTATAACTGCCGCTGCACGGTGGTCACCGCCACGGATGACGACCTGGAGGCGGAGGATCACATGATGCGGGTCAAAGACCCGGAAACGGGCATGTATGAGCTTGTGAAGAAAAAATCGTACCGGGAATGGTACGATGAAAAACAGGCACAGTACCCGCCGGAAAAATGGGCGGGACTGGCAAGGGCAGGGAAGAACTATCAGGCCGACAAACGGGAATATGCGGATTTTGTGAACGTTTTAGGCGGGGAAGCACCGAAAACATTTGCAAAATTCCAGGATTTGAAGTATAATAACCAGGAAGCGTGGGATAAACTATATGAAACGAAACACCAGACACAAACGGTGAAAGCCGCCCCATGCGTGACAACGCCGAAGAAGTACACAGAGTATTTCCTCAAGCCGGGGGCAAAGCACGCAGACCAATTTTTTGATGTTGGTTATTCTGCGGATGATCCCCTCCGGCTGCGATATGATATGTCAAGACAGTTTGACATGGACAAAGCCGTTGATGTCAGGGATTTGGGCGGCGGCGCAAAACGATTTAACATCTATATGACGCTTGGCGTCACAAAAAAGCGGCTTTTTGTCACCGGGTGGATTCAGGATACACCGAATAGTAAGCCGAGGATCGTGACCAGTTTCAGGAAAAACGAGGCGAATAAACATGATTAAAGAATATGACCATGTAAAAATCCTAAAGACAGGCGAAACAGGCATCGTTGTCGATATCCGTGATACCGGCGGCATTTTCTACCTTGTGGAATTGGATAAGGACAATGAACTTATCGATTGCCGGGAATCAGATATCGAAAAATTTAACTGAAAACTGAATCTTCCAACCAGATAAAAAAGCGGCGAGAAGGAGGGGGAAAATGAGCATTACCTTTGTGGACAACTCTGACGAAATCCACCGCGCCCTTGGTGAAGCGTGTGAGCGCGGCTTATTTCGGTGCGGCGAAAAAGCCGTTGAATACGCAAAGGATTTATGCCCGGTTGACACCGACAATCTGCGGGGCAGCATTACCCATGCGGAGCGCGCAGATGCGGGCGGCGGAGAAATGTTTGCGGGGACCGATGTCGATTACGCGGTTTGCCAGGAAATGGGCACTGGCGACTATGCCGAAAACGGAGACGGGCGGCCCACGCCCTGGTGCTATCAGGATGAACAGGGGATATGGCACTGGACAGCGGGCAACCGGGCACATCCGTTTATCAAGCCAGCGATTGCAGACCACGGAAAGACGTACCTGAATATCCTGAAGGATGAAATGAGAAAAGCGAATAAATGAAAAGAGAGGGCGCGGCCCTCTCTTTCTTATTTTTCCCGTTGGGGTGGGGTGTACAGGCCCAGGCTTTCTTGGATCAGCAGGCGCACATAGACGGGGCACTCCCGCAGGCTGCGGCACCAATCCTCCACGGTGCGCAGGGGGATGCACAAGCGCTGGGCGAAGGCGGCCTGGGACAGGCCAGTGTCGGCGACGATCTGGCGCACCGGGCGGGTGGCGGCGGCGTAGATGCCGCGCAGGGCATCTATACGGTCGGCGGGGATGTCGGCGTCCGGCGCGTCGCCCCAGATGGACGACAGGGCCAGATCGGAGACGTAGGCGTCCGGGTCGGTGTAGTCGGCGCAGTGGGAAACGCAGGTATAATATTGATTATTGGTCATTTTCCTTTTCCTTTCTTTTCCGGTAATTCTCCCGGGCGCGGGCGGCATGATGATAGACATATGGTTAATCCCAAGACAATGCTTTGGTTTGGCAGTTCGCGATAAACTGATATTCAACCCTGGCGGCCTCTGAAAATCCTCGTGCCGCTAGTGTCTGCTTGTTTAGCTGTGTGTCGCTGGTGGTGTGCATGTATGCCACCTTGCCACCTTCGACGACCCGCCAACATTTAAACGGCGTGTTTCCCGGTTCCTTGGCCAGCAACTCCAGGCCAGTTTCGGTGGCCGCCCATTGCGCATAAGCTGCGGCCTTGATTGCGTTGATCTCTTTTTTTGTCATGGTTAATCCTCCTTTTTTCTTCCACGGCGGGGACTGCGATTAGATGTGATCCAGAGTGCCGAACTCTGCGATTTGTTCCGGCGTGGCTTCGTCCATCTGTTCCAGCAGCTCCCCCGTTGTCATTTCCCAACCGGCCGCCAACTGGGTGACTGCGCATAGGCTGAGGCACACGGGGTATTCGCTCCCGTAGATGGCGGCGGCATGTTCCGGCTTCGCAATGTAAAACGTGCCCATTTTTTCTTTCTCCCCCTCTTCGTCCTCTTCGTCCTCTTCGTCCTCTTCGTCCATGGCGTCGCAGTCGCCGAACCAGGGGCAGAGGCGGCAGGGGAGTTCTTCATGCTCCACATCCTGGATGATGTGGACGTCGTTCCAGCCCTCGTAGTCTTCATAGTCTGCATTGACCATTTTGGCGACGCGGCGGATGTTTTCGGGGGTGGTGGCCTGTTTGGCGCCGTCGATGCAGATCCCGGCGACCGTCCCCTCGTTGATGGCCAGAATCACGCGGCCATCCAGGTAGGATTCAGGGCGGCACCAGCCCAGGTTCTCGTCAGATTCTCTCATCATGTCACGGTAGCTCATTTTTTGATCTCCTTTTTTCGGTGTGATTAGATTTCGTATCCAATGTAATCAGCGTAGGCTTTCACGACTTCTTCGCTGGGTTCGATTTCCGCAATGTCTGCGGGGATGAACTGCCAGGAATTCGCAATGTCGTCTTCATTCATTTTGCAGGCGACGGCCAGCTGGAAAAATACCGTGGTCACTTCATCCTTCGATACCGCTTTTTCCCACTGCCGTTTCATGGAATTCCATTTGAAGCCCATTTCTTTCAGCATGTCCTTGCAGCTGAAGGCGTCGGAGCAGCCGAGCATGGGCTGGGACTTGCCGGTGGCAAATTCTCTAACTTCATAATGCATCCTCATAGTTCTGATCTCCTTTTTTGTTCGGGTCTATCCCTTAAGTGCCTTTATTATACCACGCAATGCGTGGCATGCCAAGTGTTTTTTCCAAAAATTTTAAATTATTTTTTTGGGCATATAAAATGTGTATCAAGGCCCTGCTGATGCGTTAAGATGGGCGTATCAGTAGAGCTATTTTATTTTTTGGGGGGCAAAATGACCGCAGAAATGATTAAGGCCATCGAGGCCATCCTAAAACGCGGAAACGACGCGGAGGTCAGGCGCCGGGGCGGCGGGGTCGTTGTCCTGGAGGTAAAAAAAGAGATCAAATATACAACTCCCGTGTGATTGGGCGCGGGAAAGGGCAATCGGAGGCAAAATCCGCAAAGCAGTGCGGTTTTTGATAACACAGTCGCCCCCGAAGGAATGGGGCCGAAGAAAAGGAGACTGAAACCATGGCACTTACAAGAAAGATGCTGAAAGCAATGGGCATCGAGGACGAGAAAATCGACCAGATTATCGATGCGCACACCGAAACGGTGGAGGGGCTGAAGGAGCAGGTCAGCGCGTACAAGGCCGATGCGGAGAAGCTGCCCGGCGTCCAAAAGGAGCTGGACGACCTGAAAAAGGAGGGCGGCGACGGCGGCTACAAGGCCAAATACGAAAAGGAGCACAAGGACTTTGCCGATTACAAGGCGGGCATTGCGGCGAAGGAGAGCGCGGCGGCCAAGGAAAAGGCTGCGCGGGCCTATTTCGCGGGAAAGGGCATCCCCGCCGAGAGTATGGCGCTGGTGATCCGAGGCGCGAAAGCGGAAATTGACGCTCTGAATCTGGACGGCGACAAGATCAAGGATGCCACCGCACTGGACAGTCTGCTTGCCGGGGACTACAAGGGCCTGATTGGCAAGGAGACCAGGCAGGGCACCGACACCAAGACGCCGCCCGACACCACCGGCGGAGCAAAAAGCCGGGCCGAAATCTACAAAAAGGACGATAAGGGCCGGTATGTGCTGTCGACTGAGGCGCGCCAAAAGGCGCTGTCTGAGCTGATGGCAAGTGAAAACCAATAAAAAACTTTTTTAAGACGAAAGGAGCTATTTAATGGCTGCAAAAGAGAATTTGACCAAATCGACGCAGTTTAACGTGACCGCCCGCGAGGTGGATTTCGTTACCCGGTTCAACGACAACTGGGACGCGCTGCGCACCATCCTGGGCATTATGCGGCCCATCCGCAAGGCACCCGGCACGAAGCTGATCTCCTACAAGGCCAGCGTGGACGGCACCCTCCAGGGCGGCACGTCCGTGGGCGAGGGCGAAGAGATTCCCTTTACCAAGATGAAGGTGGAGCCGGTGGCCTACGGCGACATTGAGGTTGCCAAGCACGCAAAAAGCGTATCCATTGAGGCTGTCACCAAGTACGGCGCTCAGGTGGCGGTGGAAAAGACGGACGATGCGTTCCTGGTCGCCCTGCAGAACAAGGTGCTGGGTGACTTTTACGCTTTCCTGAACACCGGCACCCTGTCCGTGGCGGCGACCACCTTCCAGCAGGCGCTGGCGCTGGCAAAGGGCAATGTGCTGAACAAGTTCGCGGAGATGGACAAGGACGTGACCGAGGTCGTGGGCTTTGCCAACCTGCTTGATCTGTATGACTATCTGGGGGAAAAGGAAATCACCATGCAGACCGCTTTCGGCCTGACCTACGTGGAGAATTTCCTTGGATATTCCACCCTGTTCCTGCTGCCTGAAAAGTACATTGCCAGGGGCCGGGTGATCGCGCTGCCCGTGGAGAACATCGATCTGTACTACATCGACCCCGGCGACAGCGATTTTGCCAAGCTGGGACTGAACTACACCGTGCAGGGCGAGACGAACCTGATCGGCATCCATGTGGAGGGCGATTACTCCCGCGCCACCGGCGACATGTACGCCCTGATGGGCATGAAGCTGTGGGCGGAGTACCTGGACGGCATCGCCGTTGCCACCATCGGCGGCGGCGACAACGGCACCACCATCGGCACCCTGACGGTGGCATCTGCCGCAGGTAAGACCAGCGGAAACACTGCCCTGACGGTGACCCCCGCTAAGGCCAGCGCGGGCAATGTCTACAAGTACAAGGTCGGCGCCAGCGCCGAGACCGTGACCTACGGCCAGAACGTGCGCACCTGGACCGCCTGGGATGGCACCAGCGAGATCACCGCCACCAACGGGCAGAAGATCACCGTTGTGGAGGCGGATTCCGGCTACAAGGCCATCAAGTCCGGCTCTGCCACTGTGACGGCCAAAACCTAACGGGTCGGGGAAGGAGTTTTGGCAATGGAAAACGCGGGACAGATCACGCTTTTGGAGCTGCTGCGCTATCTGCGGAATTTCTTCCCCGGCGAAAAATGGAGCTTTTCCGCGTCCGACATCCGGGGGGGCCGCCTGGCCCTCCCCGGACTGGAAAACGGGGACTATTACCTGATCGAGGGCAGCCGCCGGAACGACGGAATCCACGTATACGGTGAAAGCGATCTGAGGCCGGAAAGCTCCGGCGGGACGGTGACGGAGCTGCGAATCCCTGCGGCGCTGCTGGAGGCTCTGGGCGAGATCAACGCATGGCAGGAAAAAAATGCCGCCGTGCTGGAAAGCCCATACACCAGTGAATCCTTTGGCGGCTACTCTTACACCAAGGCCGGGGGAGCATCCGGCGACGGCGGCGGCCTGAGCTGGCGGACGGTATTCGGGGCGCGGCTGAGGCAATGGAGGAAGCTATGAGCCTGCTTGATTACTATCTGAACAACAAATGTACCCTGATGGAAAAGACCCGGAAGCCGGACGGCGAGGGCGGCTGGGTGGTGGAATGGACGCCAGGGGCCGAATTTGACGCGGCGGTGATCCTGGACACCTCCATGCAGTCGCGGATCGCGGAAAAGGAGGGGGTCACAAGCGTGTACACGGTGACCACCCGGCGGGCAACGCCGCTGGCCTTTCATGACGTGTTCAAACGGCTTTCCGACGGCACGATTTTCCGGGTGACCAGCAACGGGAGCGACAAGCAGTCACCCGCCGTGGGCACCGTGGATATGTGCCAGGTGACCGCCGAGCGCTGGGAGCTGACGACATGACGGCTACCGAGGCGCTTTACAAGTTTTTTTCTGGCTTTGGCCTGCCTGCCTACCCGGACACGGCGGTGCCCCAGGATACGGTGATGCCGTATCTGACCTATTCCGTTTCCGTCGGCGGTTGGGGGGATATGCCGGTATCGCTGACCTGCAAGCTCTGGTATCACACCGAGCGGGAGGCGGAGCCGAACGCCAAGGCGGATGAGATCGGGCGGGCCATCGGGCGCGGCGGAATCCAGTTGCCCTGTGAGCGGGGGACGGTGTGGCTGCTGCGGGGGGAACCCTGGTGCATCAACGCCACCCACGAAAGCGACCAATCTATTAAGCTGCGGACGCTGAATATTTCCGCGGTTTACAACACGATATAGGGAGGACAAATGAAATATACAAAAATTCCCCAGAATACCTTTAAGGAACTGGTGATGAATGCCGGCGTGCTGCTGTCCGAATTCGCACCCAGCACCGCGGAGGTGAAGGATACCGCCATTCTGGGTGCGACCACCGGCGACGTGACCTTTTCCGCGTCGCCCACGTTTAACGATTTCGGCGACGATATCAACAATTGCCCCAAGAACACCAAGGAGCTGAAAAAGCTGGATAGCTGGGAGGTCAAGCTTTCCGGCACCTTTGTATCGGTCAACGCGACCAACGCGAAAGCCATGGTGGCGGCGGCTGAGGAGGCGGGCGGCAAGATCACGCCGAGAAACGACATTGCGGATGCTGATTTCTCCGATATCTGGCTGGTGGGCGACTACTCCGACAAAAACGGGGCGACCAACGGCGGATATATCGCAATCCATATGCTGAACGGCCTTTCCACCGGCGGCTTCCAGCTGAAAACCGGCGACAAGAGCAAGGGGCAGTTTTCCTTTGAGTTCACCGGCCACTACTCCATCAATGCCCAGGACACCCCGCCCTTTGAAATCTACATCAAGGCGGGCACAGACGAAGCCGCGCAGAACGGAGGTACATAAGTCATGAGAAAACTGTCTGATTTGGGTACGGATGAATGTCTGGATGTGCTGTGCACCATCGCGCCCAGCATCCAGGCCATTGTGGAGGACAAGGACATCATGACCGCGCTTGGAAAGGCCATCGACAAAAAGGGGCTGACCAAGGCGGGGGTGCTGATGACGGCGGCCAGTAAGCTGGTGGGTGCGGTGCCGCTGCTGTTTAAGACCCACCGGGAGGACGTATACAACATCCTTTCCAGCGTGGGCGGCGTTACGGTGGAGGAGGTAAAGGCCCAGAATATGCTGGATACCATGCAGCAGCTGAAGGAAATCTTGCAGGACAAGCCCCTGCTGGATTTTTTCGGCTGGTCAAAGCGTGGGGATTCCGGCGCGTGCTGAATGCGCTGAGCGCCATCCCCCGGCTTCGGGCGGGGGCGCTTATCCCTATGCTTTTGGCGCAGCTGCAAAAGGACGGCGAGCGGGAAATGCTGGGGCAATACATTGCCATGGGCCTTAAAATGCTGACGGAGAACACGGCGAAGATCGCGGGCGGGAGCTATCTGACCGTCAGCTACACCGACATTATCCACCCGAAGCCGCAGGACGAGCGCACCGGCGACGAGATCGTGGCGGACGTGATCCGGGGTGCGGGGCTGAAAATCGTGTAAGGAGGCCGATAAAAAATGAATGTATACGAATTGTCGGCGTCCTTGGTGCTGCACACCGATGATTTTGAGGATTCTTTGACCCGGGCCGGAAAGCAGACCAGCGCCTTCGGCGACGTGTTAAAGGCGAATCTGGTCAGCGAAGCGGTCATTTCCGGCATTAAAAAGATCGCAGGTGCCGTGCTGGACGTTGGCAAGGCGTCACTGGCGGCCTATGGGGGCTACGAGCAGCTGGTGGGCGGCGCACAGCTGATGTTTGGGGATGCTTACGATTACATCAACGAGCGATCCAAACAGGCATACAAAAATGTCCAGATGTCCCAAAATGACTACCTGCGGCAGGTCAACGGCTTTGCCACGGGTTTAAAGACCTCCATGAGGGGCAATGCAAAGGCGGCGGCGGAGCTGGCGGATAAGATCGTCACCGCCGAGGCGGATGTAGTGGCGGCCACCGGCAACAGCCAGGAGGCCGTACAGAATGCCTTTAATGGCATCATGCGCAACAACTACACCATGTTGGACAATTTGCAGCTGGGCATCGTGCCGACCAAGGAGGGCTTTGAAAGCCTGATCGCCAAGGTCAATGAATGGAACGAGCAGAACGGCAGAATGACCGACTACACCATCGACAATCTGGCGGACTGCCAGCAGGCGCTGGTGGACTACATCGAAATGCAGGGGCTATCCGGCTATGCGGCGATGGAATCGGCCGGGACGCTCCAGGGGTCGGTTTCCAGCGTCAGGGCGGCGTGGGAGGATCTTCTTGCCGCCATCGGCTCGGGCGACCAGACCAGCGTGAAGAGCGCGACGGATGCGCTGCTGGAATCGCTTGAAACGGCAGCGGAAAACATCGTCCCCATCGTTAGAAACATTTTCGACGGCTTTGTGGATGCTTTTTCCGCCGCGCATGACAGGATCACCGACACCAGCACAGCGGCGGGGGCTGCAATATCCGCCATTGAGACGCTTGCGGTGGGCATCGGAACCGCCTGGGCGGCGACAAAGCTATGGAACATCGCCACGGCGGCGGCTTCTGCAATTTTGGCGCACCCTATCGCTGCGGTTGCAATCGCGTCTATTGCGGTGCTGGCGACGGAAGTAACCGCGGCGAAAAAGGCATGGGATCAGCTGGTCGACGCCGTGCGGCAGACGCCGGTGCAGGAGGACAATTTTACTAGTCTGCTGTACGGCATTAAGGAAGCCCGCCTTGACCTTAATGACCTGTATGAAAAAGCCGGGGATTATAGCTGGTGGAAGATTGGCGAAAATATCGATCTGGCAACATCCATCGACGCCGAAGAACAAAACCTCAACAAGCTAATGGAGGCGTTACGGGCGATTTCCCCCGAAGCCTATGAGATGCTTTCCAGCGGAGCCAGCACGGACGAGGTTTTCCAGTGGAACAAGCAGCGGGAGGAGCTGGCGGCCGCGCAGGCGGACGCTGAGGCAAAGGCGCAGGGGATGGTGGATTCCGCCCAGTCCTTTTCCGATTCCGCACAGCAGATTCTGGCAAGCTACTGGAATACCTACAATTCCATTTACACCGGGCTTTTTAACGCCGCCAATGTTTTTACACAGGTGACCGAGGCGACAACGTTCGGGGACGAGGAAAAGAACCAGACCGGGGCGGAGGAGCTGCGGGGGAATCTGGAGGCCAACACCCGGTTTTATGAGCAGTATGCCTCTGACCTGGAATATGTCCAGGGGGCGGCGGCGGATGCCGGGGTGGATTTAAGCGCGCTGATGGAAATCCTTGGCTCTATGAGCACGGAGGACGCGGCGGGCGCGATTGCCAGCGTCCGGCAGGAGCTGGAGCTGGCTGGGAGCGGCGAAGACCGGCAGAACGTTATACAGAACTGGAATTCGCTGCTTCAGGACTATTCAGCCGCTGTTTCCGGGGCGACACAACCGCTGGCGGAGGCTGCCACGGGGGTACATGACCAATTAAACGCGCTGCTGGAGGAATACACCAAGAGCGTGGAAGGCATGGATCAGAGCGAGGAAGCCGTGGCGGCGGCGAAGGCGACGCTGGACGGCCTGATCTTCGGCATCGACCAAAACACATCCGGGGTGCTGTCGTCGCTGGATGTGCTCACGTCTGAAATGCAGTCCAAGCTCCAGGCGGATTTTTCCGACTTTGTTCTGACCATCCAGGCGGTGGTCGGCCTCAGCGACACGCCGGACGGCTCCCACCGCAGCGGCCTTGACTACGTGCCCTTTGATGGGTACATGGCCCAGCTGCACGCCGGGGAGCGGGTGCTGACGGCGTCGGAGGCCAGCGCCTACCGCAACGGGAATCGGGGCGGCAGCGCCGTACCGATCGAGATCACCATCCCGCTGACGCTGGACGGGGAGCAGATCGGCAGGGCGGCGGCACAATACGCATGGAGCGAGGACAGGAGGAACGGGATATGATCGACATAGAACTCTTTATCAACAAGCGGTATTTTACGCCGCTGCTGGCCTCCTACTCCGTCACCGAAGAGATCAAATACCGGGAAAAGGTTACCACGCTTGACGGAACGGAACACTACTTCGGGCGAACGAGCCGGGACATCCTGAAATTCAAGCTGCTCCCCATGACGGATTTTTCGGACGACGATTTTTCGGCGCTGAAGGAGGTTCCGCTGATGGTGCAGTATGACAAAAACGGCGAAATACTGGAAAGAGAGTTTAGTCTTGACTGCGATCTTGAAAGCATGTTCCTGCTGCTGTCCTGCGACGGGATGCGGCGGTACAAGGGCGGCGAAATACGGCTGCGGGCGAGGGGGGTGAGCCGGTAAATGCACCAAACGTCGAGCACGTACCAAAAAATCCTTGCCGGGCCGCACCGGGTGGAAACGGTGCTCCAGGTGGGATCAAACGCCGATGTGGCGGTATGCTGGTCGATTCCCGGCACGGTCTACGGCGAGGACATGATTACCAAAATCAGCCAGAAGGGCGACATTCTGGACAGGGAAGCGCCGGGAATCGGGTATTTCGTGGCGCGGAAGCTGGAAGTTACCATGCTTGACCCAAGCAAGCAGGTTTCGACCATGGGCCGCCTGGTGCCGTTCTCCCGGCTGGTTTCCGACAGCGGGGTATCGGAGTGGATACCGAAGGGAATTTTCTACGTAGACACCAGGAAAAAGGCCATGGTGGACGCCCAGGCCGCGGCGGTGGACATTGTGGCATACGACGCGGGGCTGAAAGCGTCGATTGACTATGACACATCCGCGTTGAGCTGGCCCGCCACGGATGTACAGGTGGTAGCGGACATTGCCGGAAAAATCGAAACGGCGTATGACGTCAGCAATCTGACCGGCGGCTTTGCCATCGCCGCCCCGGAGGAAAAGACCTGCTGCGAGGTGCTGCGGGGAATCGCGGCGCTGTACGGCGGGAATTTCGCCGTGGATGACTGCGGGGTGCTGCGGCTGCTCCCGCTGCAAACGGCGGGGATGCCTGAGGCAGTAAAGGCGGAGAAGCTGAAAATGGGCGCTCCCGCTGCGGCGATATCCGGCGTGGTGCTGCACGACGGCGAGGGAAACAAGTACACCGCCGGAAGCGGGGAAATGCTGGAATCGGAAAGCCCGTGGGCCAGCCAGGCGGCGGCAAGTCAGGCGCTGAATGCGGTGGACGGGTACCGCTATCAGGCGTTTTCTGCCCGGCAGGCAATCATCAAGCCCCACATGGAGCTGGGCGACTACATTACCGTCGGAACCGCGTCGGGGCTGATGTGCAGCTACTATTTTGACATGGACACCTATGTCGGCGACGTGGGCGCGCCGGAGGAATACGAGATCAACCGAAAGTATCCCTATCGCACCACCGCAGCCCGCGCCGGGAGAGTTGGACGTGCGGCGAAGCGGATCGCGAAGCAGGCCGTGGGCAACATCATCGAAAACTACAACCAATTGATCGCCGCCCTGAACGGCAAGGACGGAGTTCCCGAAGACCTGGCGTCGGGGCTAAAAAACTATGTACGCTATGACCTTAAAAACGGGGACATGCTGGCGACGAGTAAGCTGTTTTCGCAGATCGGCGAAAAGGCGAAAGCGGAAATCAGAGTATACGCCGTCGTTGGCAGTGACGGAAAGGCGCACAGTCTTGCTGATATCGTAGCAGATGTGATTCGTCTCCAGGGCGACACGGAAGTGGTTGGCAATCTGACCGTCTCGGACGGGCGGCTGAAGGTTTCCAGGGGCATCATTGCCAACGGCAACTCCAACATCTGGGGCGACCTGGCGGTGTCGGGGAAGCTGTTCGTCAACAAAAACAATCTGTACATCAGCGGTGAGCCGTATGTGCCAACCGAAATCACCTCAAAAAGCGGAACCAAGTATACGGTACTTGGGGCTTAAACGCAGGGGTGCGTATCCGATGGCTCTAAAAATGGTCGGGTGCGAAAAAAGAACCAACTCAATGCTGGGAAATCCTAAAGCCCACGAAAAGCCGGGGCAGCTACCCGGTGCCTACATGGAGCGAAAGCAGAAACAAAGTAGTGGGATGGCCTAGGCTGAAATAAAAAGCCGCGTGAGCGGTGCTACGGGCTGCACGGAATGGGTAATCAGCAGGGAAACCCCACAGGGGAACCCTCAACGACCGCACGGTTGGGGCGACAGAGCCTAGCTTTGGTACAGTCTAGCCCGCCGGGAAACCGGCGGTAGAAGCGATTACAAGAGCTTGGGATATACCGCGTCGCGGCTGCAACAGATCGATAAGACGCGGTACGAGGATTACTTTGACAGCCAGGGGGCCAACACCGTCATCAAGCGCATGACCTCCGCCCCCACCCGGGAGCGGAAGCCGAAGGCCCCCACAAAGCAGACAACGATCTCCTGGACTGCGCCCTTTGCAATCAAGCAAGGCACAAAGGTAACTATTAACCTGGCGAATGCGGGATACTCGAACCTGTACGACTGCACAACCTGGGACGACTACTATCTGGCTGATAACGTCAAGTACGACTATATGGGTTACTACGCCAGCAGCAGTGCCCCACAGGAGGAAACCAAGACGTTTCTTGCCAAGTCGGGCAGCACGGAAACCCAGAATTTTGCCTTTGAGGGCATGGAAGACCTGGAAATTGAGACCGAATAAGGAGGCTTGACATGGCCGAAGAATCCTATCGAGAAATATACCTATTTAAAAAATAGATCGGAAGAGCGTCGTGTAGGGAAAGAGTGTAG